ATCCGTATCAAAAGGCAAACGGGGGATGCACTTGCTAACCCCGTGGGCATCCAGTTTGCTAGTCGAATATGCAAAGAAATCCCGCTTTGATTTGGCAATATCGCTTGCGATCTGTTCGCCAATCCTTGCTATGATGCGATAGATTGAGCGGCGCCGTTTTTGGCGGATGCCGGGTGGAGAGAGTTCCCCTTCAATCCATCTCCAAAGTCTCCCCATTACGGCTCCTTCTTCACGCTGATTTTTTGGGGCGTCACCTTGGCATCCTGTCCCACCTTTTTTATATCCTGTCTGGGGGATATATACTCAAGTTTCGAGATATCAAGTGAAGAAAGCGCCTCTTGGTAGAGCTCCTTCATGGTGAGCGTCTGCCCGATTTTACGCCTCTGCAGCCAGGCGCGAAGAGCATTTCGCACGCTGCTTACATCCGCATTGCCAAAGAATCTAAGCTCAAAAACTTGGCTTGCCTCCGCGGCAGCCCTAACAATGATATCCCGCGTCAGCAAGTAAGAATCAGCAAGTCTCTGTCTCACCTGAGAAATTACGCTGCTAGTAGGAGTTTCAGCATATCCGGCAATAACAACGTCAATGGATCCAAAACCTCTGGGCGCGCGAATCACCCTTACATCGTCCACGCCGGGAACGGCAAGGGCTATATGCTCATACTTGCCTGGTCTGTTATCCGTTCCCTGCGAGTCCCATTTGGCCTTTATCCTCTGCCTATAATCCTCATCAAGCTCCCTATCTCTACCGGGAGTGGTTATCCAGTTGTTGGACACTGTTATTTCATTTACGCCATCAAGAACGCTAGTTGTGCGTATGGTGCTGCCGGCCAGAATGTTGTAGAGGGCTCCAGGGAACTCTGCTTCTACCGGAACATCATTCACACCTTCATTTAGGGAAATGCCGCGGATAGTTTTGTATCGCAAATCAGAGTGAGTAATGAACCAGGTGCCTTTTGGAATGGCAGCGGCTTTGGTGGAATTGGCCTTAACTTTGATTATTCCTTTGGTTTTCTGGGCCTCTTTGCGAAGCACTCCCAGCTCCCGGCCCCTCAAATCCAGTAGAAGCCCCGATGCCTGCATGTAAGTAAACTGGCCGGAGTAGAAATTGATTGAGTCGCTATACAGTGAGTAGGTAGTTTCGGTTAAGGTTTCGATAAGCCCCCGCAAAACTCCGCCCTCTTTGAACGATGATAAACCGGTTTCCTCTGCCGCAATCTGCAAAATAGCATCACGGATATCTTCCTTGGTCTTATTAGTCCAGGTCATCAAACCTATCCTTTAGGTCAAAATAGAGTTCGATTGGCTTCACGCTATCTAGGAGCTGAAAAATCAGCTTATAGCGGCCATCGTCCATTTTTCCTGTGGAAATGGAATCAAAAAGAACCCTCTCGTCGTTAAACGCTGCGGCTCGAAACAGTCCTTCGATATCGACTTTCTCCGGACCTTTTAGCGCATCACGCAGTCCCTGGCCGAAACCAGGGGCCCAGAAGCAGCTTCCCGGCGATAGAATCACCTCAGTGCGAATATCTTGGGCCACCAGCTCTCCTCCAAAGACCGTCTCGATATCGCCATCGGGCGTAAAGACAACATCGCCTAAGCTATCGAGCTTCATATCCCTTCCAAATCTATTAGCCATGCTTCACCCTCTGATTCTCGAAACTAGAAATATTGGAAAAATCGCCCAAAGATAGTTGTGCGAATGGTTTTAATAAGCCCAGCAGGGCGCCAGGGCTAGCTGCGCCATTAATAGCTCCTTGAATCGCTTTGAGAAAGAGTTCATTTTTCTGGAGATTGGTTATCAATTCACCAGCTTTTATAAGCCCGCCTAAACTATCCCCATTTAGCAAAAGCTCATTAGCCTTCATCTTCATGCTCATTGCTCCGTTGGTGATTAGAAATTCCCCGGTCTCGAAATCTGCCGCCTTGTAGAACTCTCCCCACACGCCCTGTATATAGGGATGGGATGGGTCAAGCTCAATGTAGCCGACTACAACAAGCGTGTTCTCCGGCAGAGGCGCGTACACGCCGGCTCCTTTCGAGCCGGCCCAAATCGGGCTGTAAGGCACCTCTTCTAGAATCCGCTCTGTCTCTTCCAAGGAGCCTGATTTGAGGATTCTAACCCGTGCGGAATAGCTGTTCTCTCCAGCGCCAGTATTAAATCGCAGTACCTTGCCAATCTGCGGCCCTTGGCGGTGAGGCATAGCGGTATCCAGCCACCGCGCAATAATTTCTCGGATGTTCAAAAGAATACCTCCATCAGGGAGTTTCCAGGCGAGATTGCATAGCGCAGTCCTTGAACCCTGTGGGTATCCTGACCTACTCCTATGAAATCTCCATATCCCAATGGGAAGGGGAAGGCCTTTAGCCATTTGAAGCCAATTAGAAGGGCATTTACACCCTCTTTGAAATTTATTTGAGGGCTGCCTTCTTTGGGAGTCGGCATAAGATTAAGAGTCCCCTTGCTGTCAAAGAAGAGGTCGAAGGCATCATCCGAAAAACGTTCCAAGGTCCTGGCGAATGCTAAAAGACTGGTCCAGCCCTCTCCTGAGCAGTGGAAATGCGGAAATTCAGCATCTGGAATTTTGGCCGAGGTACTCTTAGCTCCACTCTGCTTCGCCAAATCGCCAAAAATGTACTTGGCCCTCTCCTTGCGGAAATTGGTGGCCACGGGCACCAGATTATGCCCGCACTTTAGCAACTGGCCTCCCCTCTCGCGGCCCATTCCGAGGATATTCCCGCTAAAGAGTTTCTTACGGTTTAGACTAACACTGACACTCTGCCCAACTGTGCCGCCCACCCTGTTTTCTCCGGAAAGGACAATCTTGCAGGAAGGCAGACAAAAGGAATGCTGCTCAATGTCCACCCTGGAAGGCCGCGCCGTCTTCCCGTTAATCTTCACCTCGCACCTTGGCCGATCTATCTTCATCGCGTCCGCTCCAACCGGATATCTAGTTCTTCCTGCTCCGACAGCACCGGCGAGGCGGGCGGAGCGGATATCGCGGCCCCTGTTGAGGTGTCCTGTTTCTGTTCTTGTATCCTGGCAATTTCCGGCCGATATTCCGCGAATTTCAGGTTGACCTTGATTTCCTGCTTCCCTGCTGCCTGCCGGGAGTCTAGGGATAGGAACAGGCAGTTTTGAAGATTCCAGGCCCTGGCCTGAGGAAAGTCCAACGTGTATAACACCGGCTCCCCCGATTCGTTAAATTGCTTGAAGAGCCCGGCAATCTCCCCCAGGGCCTGTTCTTTGCTCACCTCTCCATCTATAAGCCGCAGGGCGAAGGATAGCTCAGCATCATCAAAGCCATTCACCTGATACTGCTTTCCGCTGCCGCCCTCGACGGTCTTCGCGTCGACTAAGAGCTTCGAACCGATTGAAAGGCTCTCGAATATCCCAGGGACTATCCGGCCATTAAGAGAAAGCGCCGAAGCATCCGCCGATAGAATCACGCCGCCCCTCCAGCAACCTTTAGCATCCTTACAAAGCGGAAAATATCCTCCGCGTCCTCAGATTGCACGGTTAAGGCATCTATATTGATAATTGTGTCCCCACCGCTTACTACACCTTGTCTGTTATTTTCCAATCCCAAGGGAGCAGATAAGTCTAAGCGCCGCCTCAACGCGCCTCGACGAATCGTCTCTATCATTGATGCGCCCGATTCAGTGAGTCTGGAGAGCGGTCCCTTTTTGGCATCAGAGTGGGGCATGTACTGATCCACCGTCTTTGCCAAGCTAAAAGATGCCTCTTCGGCGGCGGGAAGGGCATCAGTCATCCCTGCGGCCATGGTGTTCACGGCATCGGCGCCTTGACGGCCGCCGAGCAAACCACCCCTTTCATCGCCGAAAAGTCCGCCGACTAGAGGAATATTGGCGAGTTTGTTTCGAATCCAGTCTATGCCGGCAGTGAAGATGTTTTTAATGCCTTCCCAAAGATTTACGAAGAAGGTCTTTATAGCATCCCAGTTCTTTATTATCGCAAGAGGCACCCCCACAAAGGGCGCGATTACAACAAGCGCGGCCTGCACAAATTTGCTGTCCAAAATGCCAATCACCCAATCTATGGCGGCCCGAAAGATGTTTTTGATGCCCTCCCAAAGATTTACGAAGAAGGCCTTTATCTTCTCCCAGTGCTTTACCACCAAAACGCCCACTGCTACCAGCGCCCCGATGCCTACTATTACTGCCAATACGGGCGCTAAGGCGGCCCAATTAGCTGCGGCAAAACTTAGTATTGCTGGGATAGCTTTTATGGCCATACCAACTACCCCGCGAATTCCGCGCACTAGACCGCCAAAAATCGGCGCCACAGTCTGTGAAACACTTAGAATGCTGCTAATTCCGCGTGAGAGGCTGTCTAGTACCAAGCGCGCATATCCGGCGGCCGCCGCCAAGCCCAAAATCTTCACAATGCTCTTCTGCTGCGCGGGCTCCAGTTCAGCGAATCGAGCAGCTAGAGCGCCAATTTTATCCATGAACGGACTTACCACATCCAGGGCGGCCGTGATAGCTGGCGCAAGTCCCTCAGATAGCCTCTGAAGCATAACTTCTATTTTTACGCGCATTAACTCCATGGCTGAGCCTGCAGCATTTATCCCTTCGGTCTGGGCCAGAAATGCCGCCTCGGTGGTACCTGCGGCACTTGCCATTGCAGCCAATTTTGCCGGATACACCTCCACTTGGCCGCCCGCTAGCGCCAGCGCCGCAGTCTGGCCCTCAATGACGCCCATGAAGCTCTGCAACGGCTTGCCGCTCTGCTCAGCGGCGTTAACCACTTTCAATAGCGCGCCGTGGAATCCCATTTGCTTGATCATCGCTTGCCCAGATTCATATCCAAGGCTGGCCATCAGGGAGTTCATTGCAGCAGAAGGCGCCATAAATGCCTCGATAGCTCCGCGCATTTGTGTGGTAACTTCGGCCGCGCTGCCTGTAACGCCCGTGAGGGTGGCAAGAGTGGCAAATAGTTCCTCCTGAGAAACATTCATCTCAGCAGCCAGAGGTGTTACTTGCCCAATTGATGATGCGAGCTCGGGGAAGGTTGTTTGACCTAGAGTGACTGTTTGGAGCGCTAAGTCGGCTACCTTCCTATTCGATGCAGCAGATACATCACCGTAGCCCTTCATAACCGCCGAAGAGAGATTGATAGCATCAGTGGTAGTAGCCAGTCCTGCCGCCGCAGCCTTGGCATTGATTTCAAGCAGCTCTATCGTTTCCGAAGAATCTCCGAAAGCCGAGACAACTTGATATAATCCTTCGCTCATATCGCTAGTACTCATCCTCGTGGCAATCGCCGCATCCTGTACTCCCCTCTTCAGATCGGCCACTCTCTTTTGAGTCAGTCCCAGGCCCTGCACATTAGCCATGCCCTTGCTTAGATTTTCGCCCGCTTTTAGGGCAGCCACTCCTATATCTATAAGCAGAGCGGGCACGCCGGCATTCAGTCCAACCCCCGTGCGCATCATGGTGGCCCAGCCTTATCAAAGCCAGCGGCTGCAGAGGACAGACCCCCACGCCGCGCCTTTGCGGCCTTAGCTCCCCGAGAGAAATCATCAATAAATGAGACCTTGATTTTGCTGTTAAAATCAGCCATCCCCAAAAACTTCTCCTATCGCACGGGCCACAACATCAACCTCCAAATCTCGGACAAATTCGGCTCTCATAATCAGCCGCCTTAACTTCGATACCGGTTCACCAGAAGCATCCACGCCCAGAAAACGCCGGATAAAAAGTAAGTTCTCCTCAATCGCACTTAAAGGCTCCGGATCGGTTTTGTCTCCAGAACCGTCCCGTACAAAGGGTTAATATACTCGGTGAGAAAGGTGGAAACGGCCATGTTGTGCGCACCCACAATATCCAGGATGTTCCTAGCCCCCTCTGTGGAAATCACCAAAGTCTGCATCAGCCAGCGGTTGGCCTCGATAGCATCGCGAACCTGCATCTCCGAGTAATTCTGGAGTTCCGCTCCCGTCGGCTCCCGATAGGTGAAACACAGATCCACCTGCTCTCCCGCACGATCGGCAAAACTATACTCGGCCAGAAATAATTCTCCTTGATGCTGCTCCTTCCCAGTCTTGATAATCGCATCCCGAACTTCTTTTTTCACCATTTCAAAACCTCACTCTCTTTAAGTACGCACAAGCGCAGGTGCACCATTGGAAATAATTGGCTTCGTCAGCACTCCTTCAAAACTCCGTTTAATCATCTTGTCGCCCTTGCTGTTTGGTTTGCTCCGCTTAGTCCATTTGACCTCCAGTTTTTCTGTTATCAAGGACTGACCAGAGGCCGGATCCCCGTATGTAACAACTACTGGGGTAGGCAGCATGTTGTAGAATCCGCCGTGAGGCTGTGCCGAATCCTCGAGGAGTTTTCCATCAGAAAGCGACATTTCCATCTTGCATGTACCGGAGTATTCTCCAGGCACATAGGCGGCGGGTTCCCCCTTGATATTGGTTACTACCTCGCCGCCGTCCTCATCATCGTATTCAATAGATTCGAGAAAGGTGGGCATGCCCGAGGGCAAGGTTAACTTGATGTGTACAAAGGCATACTGTCTTCCGTTTACGGTACCCGTCATTCATTACCTCCCAAATTTGGATTTTCAAAGCGTATTGTGGCTTTGATTTCATCTATTTGACCTCGTGGAATAATCGTGATTTCTTCACTAATCGATTTGGTTGCCAAAATATCCTGATCATCTGCAATCTCAATCTTCCCAGACGATATCTCCTTGTCTCTAGCCATCAAGTCGAGGGCCTGTTCACCCGCGGCCACCACCTGCTCAAGCTCAGGCACCCGGCCATCGGAAAGCACATCAAAACCCTGCTTGAGATATGGGAACTGCGCTTCTCTTACCACTCGGCAGGCCTTGTTCATCACCTCGATGCGGATGGAGGTATCAAAATCACTAGTATCGTCTGTCATAAGATGGCTATCGGATACGTAGACGCCCTTCTTCCCGTCGTAGTGCCTGCAAGTCGCATATCCAGCATTCTCAAGAGTCTTGATACTTGTGGGTGCTAAGTCGTATAGAATCTTTTCCACCCCAGGCAAAGGGCCAAGTCTGGTCCAACCAGGCGAAGTGGCAACGTTGTTCCCGAAGATACGCCCGATGAGCTTCCCATGAGCATTCCTTTTGGCCCTTAAGCCCTCTATGTCAACAACATCAAGCCAGGCTGCACTAACCATGAGTCTTTTGCTCCAAACAGAACCCCGCTCGCTCCCGGCAAGGGCGCTTATATACGCATCTGCGGCCTCGCTGGAAGAGCGCGCCCTTGCAGCCGCGCTCCCCCAGGTCCACAGGTGCTCATCAGTGTAAGACTCCAGTTTCGCTGCGAATGCGGCCCAAAAAGCCGACGCCGTGATTCCCGCAACGGCAATATGCCTAAGCTCAGCGCCGGCATTCTTTAGATCATCAACACCAGATAGAAGCTCTTCGTTTGTGGCGCTTGGGACCGTGGTTGTGAAGCTAAACTCATCGCCCTTTTTGAAAGACACCTGGCCCGAGCTTGGCGATCCTGCCGAAAAGGTTAGAGTGATGCCGGTGTTTGGGATAGCGTAGCTCCCGTTCTGGGGAACCGTGATTTCCTTTCCCTTGAGGCCGTTCCTATTGATGTGGAAAGTCGCACTGTTTAACCCGCCATCCGATTCTACGACAACCTTTAGACTGTAGGCGTTAGCTGGCGAACCTGCAGCCGTAAGCGAGCCTACTCCCGCATTCGAACTGCCGGAAGTTATTGCGCTAACAGTGCC